TTCTCGATCTTAGCCAACTTCAAGGCTTCATCTTTAAGGAATGTGGTGAAGATGGGATTACCCGACTTCCCACTCAAATACAACTCCAGGAGTTCATTGGTTTTGTCCAACACGCTCTGGGCGGGGACTTTAGCCTGAGGTTGATTAGGGGGGGGGTTCTCCATAGGTAAAAGGTGTTTAGCCTTCCTAGTATTCCAGGGGTAACCTGCGCTCGTATTGAAGTTAAGTTTCTCATAACGCGGAACCTCCGGAACGCCATTAACGGCATGATGTATGTCAATCTTATGCACAAACTTCTTCCAGTCACCTTCTAGATTAGCTATGATATCATCAAAATACGAATCTTCACAGATACGAAGAATAGAATTATCAATAGGCTTATCTTGGGCTATGTGAGCTAGTGCAGCTTGACGGAATGGCCTCCAATCCTTCATGACAGGTTTAAAGTGGCGCTGTTCTACGCCACGGTCAGTCCAGAAATTGGCACATATGTTTCTCTCGACTCCGCTCTTGGGTCCGCTGCGCGATCCAACGAAGGATCCATAGAGGCAAGCACCCCCATCCATATTATGGTGGAAAATACTCTTCTCATGCAAAGCCCCTAAACGGAGAGGGGTTAAAGTGGGATCCAAATTAATGGGCCCCGCTTGGATCTCATGATCTACAAGTCCTATGATCCACTCTTGGGTGATGGCTATACCGACCCCATTAGGTGACACAGTATCTCCCAAGCAATGAAGTGAATGCAATTGGCACCCACCTGGCATAGTAGACACTAGAACGCCACCACAGTGGCCACGTTGTGTTTTAGCCGCTAGACCTTCATATTTCCAACCTGGAACATCGTATAGGCCCAACGCATCATGGTTGATTGAGAGCTTGGTAGCACGACCAAAAGGTACTTCATTATCAGCACCAGTGGCCTCTCGCACCATCAAAGATCCCTTAACAGCCATTTTATAGGCTTTAGGGGCAAAATAGTGGGAGAGATCGGCCCCAAGAGGTAATGATTCTTCCCTAAACAAAACAAGATCCAAGTCCACGAAACGACGAATATCTGTCTCATGGAGTATGACCCTGAACTGTTTCCGGATATTGTTGCTCATCAAGTTACCAATGAACTCGACCTCATATTGGGGACCGAGACGTTCGGGAAAGGCGTGGTTGTTAGCAAGGTAGTAATGCCCCTTAACGTTCAAAGCTAGTGTGTTAACAGCTTCAGAACCATCTCTGATCTTTAGCCG